AGGTCGGTGTAGGATCCTCTGATGTTGTTTTAAAGCAACACAGGGTTTACCATTAGAAGTACTGGTCAGGGTATTTAAGATACTCCAAAGGGTATGCAACATACTGCACAGGGTATCTAAATAGTTATGCACAAGTTACTCACAGGCTGTGGATAAGATACTGGCAGGGGTATGAGTTATGCACAGGCAAAGTCTTATATAAGAGTCAAAAATGTGGATAAGTACTAGTTGTGGTGTTAGTAACTTTGTCCAAGGGTGTAGGTGCTTGACACCCTGTTATGGCCTCTGAGGGCTTCTAATCGCTTCCGTCTCAGGTAAGCTAAGGGTTTACCCTATTAGGGTTTATATATTGAAAATAATTGTCTAAAACCTGTGTTTGTAAGTTTCGTGTAAGGTTAGACTGGATAATAGATAGCAAGACAGGGCAATAGTGCACTGTTAACTCAAGGAGAATTTAGATGTATAAGACAATCATTACAATGTTATCGGTTCAAGGTAACACACCTATTACAAACAGAGGAGGCTCCTACTGTGACTTACTGGCTACAGTAGAAGTAGAGTGCAAAGATCCTACAGAGGCACTGGCTAAGACTTTGGAGATCAAGAAGCAGACACCTCACGCTTATCAGTGTCACTTTATCATGCCAGAGTATCCTAACCATAATACACGCTCACAATTCTGTCACTACGGTTAAACTGTGAGAGTATACCCTGAAGCCTCTAGTAGGGGCTTTGGAGTAAGCTTTTATCAACCAAAGGAGAAACTAAGATGTTAGATAAAATTATAGATGTATGCTTCGCAGTACTTATCGGGCTAATGTTGGCTGGGGGTGCATTGGCCTATTTTGATGTCCTTTATCAGTGAGTCACATTAGTGACAGATTACCGTGAAGCATTCCTGTAGAGTGCTTTGCAGTGCACTGTCGCACGTAACGGGCTACGGCCTAACTTTTAAGAGGTTAAACATGGCTAACATATTTGAGCAATTCTCAGGTGCTGACCTTGATCGTCTAACTGACTGTATAAAGGCTATTAAACAAGCGGGTTTGTCTATTGACGAATGCACTCAAGCAGGGGTCAATCAGTCATCCGGCAATGTGTGGGTTTGGAATGAAAACTGGGTCGGTTGTGTCTATTGCTCCATTGGCTTTGACGTTCAATGGTCATGGTCATGTGGTCAGTGTGGTGAAGAGTATGACTTCGACACTTATCAAGAAATGGATGACTTTGTGAGCACTCAGAATGATCTCACAGATTGCTCCGGATGTGAAGCCTGTCACGTAACAGAAGAGGTGTCAGCATGATTGAATTTGTACACAATGGGATCAATGTCAAGTGTAAGCCTGAAAATGCTTTAAAGTATAAACAGTTGATGGACAAGCCTCCTAAGACAAGGCAAGTGACTGAGCGCAGGGGTTATCCTCAGTGGAACCCTACAATGACAACTGAGGATTATCTGAGGGCATACATTCGCATGAATGAGAATAAGCGCATGATTGAATGTAATCATGTGGTGATGTGCTCAGCCTTTAAAGTTCCTACAATGTATGACCTTTCAAGCCCTGAGGTGATCGAAGAATTAGACCTTGACTATGTGGAAGAACCTGTTAAGGTTAAAGCTAAGCCAGTTACTAATGCACAATTAAAAGCAGCTTTAAAGACCCTCATTGAGGCAATCTTTGAAGGTGATCCACAAACTATTGGCGATGAAGCAATTAAAGCGAAGAGGTTATTAAATGACTGACGAACAACTAACACAATTTGCTCAAACACTGATAGAGCAATATAAACATGAGATCGTCAGAGATGGCGATTGGTGGCATGGCATAGATGGGTACTCGTTCAACATCCACTCGCTTGAAGATGACCATGAAAGTGACGGATACGATTGGTATAGCATCAATGTTTACAAAGTTGATCCAGTCACAGGGATGGATAACTATGAATGGATGATTGACCTTGAACCTGTTTTCTTAGGAGAAACAACAGTATGAGTTTTACACCTACACACGAAGAACAAGCATTTATCAAAGCATACAGGCTTTGTATGGGCAATGCACCAACGCATGAGATTGAGTATTTCTTTGAATACAGGGAAAAGGCTCAAGAGGGTGACTTTAGAGATCAGCAGCTTGTCAGGGAAGGGGCTGAGTACTGGAACAGTATCGAGGATGCTTGGGAGCTTTGGCTACAGGCTATTGAATATGCAAAGGAAACAACAGAATGAATACTAAATTACTAAAACACTCACGTGAACTATTCAAGTCTTACGATGTGCCTGAACACGTAAGACGGGATTATCGTCGCAAGTGGGTGAGATCAATCAGGAACCTAGGCGACAAATGGCTATTCGCTAAACCTATTACACGTAAGGAACCAACACAATGAGCACTATCGACACAATAACCTTTCACTTTGTAGGTCAATTAGAGGACTCAGGGGCTATCGTTGACGTTCAATGTCAGATTGATGAAGACGGTGACTGCAGGGACTTAGATTCTGCAATGTATCAGGGCATCAATGTACTAGATGTGATCTCACACGATCAATGGAAAAACCTTGAATGGGAGGCATCAAAGAAATATAAACTGGAGCACAATGAACAGTTGACCATTGACCATGACAACAAGAGTACTTTGGAAGCCATCTATGGCCTCTTAAAGCCATCATTTTACATTAGGTAAGGGGTAGGTAGCCATGATCTCAGACGTTGACTTAAAAGACTGGATAAAGGAACCAAAGAAAATGAAAAATGAATATTGCTTTAAAGTAAGTGAGACAATGGAAGTATGGGTTTATGCTTCTAGTGAAGAAGAGGCTGAAAGCATGGTCTATGAGCAGCTTGGGTATGACCCTGAGGAAATGGACTTGATTGAAGTCAGGGAGGATGTATGAGATGCCTCGCCTGTGATAGAGCATTGACAGACTACGAAGCCACTAGAAAGCACGCAGTGACAGGGACATTCATTGACCTATGTCAGCAATGTTTTAAGACTGTACAGGCTGACTCACATCTGCCAACAAAGGATCGTAAAGACCTAATATCATCGGATGACATTGATGACAGTGCTGAGACTGAAGAACAGGATGACTGTCACGTTAGCGACACCAACACTGAAGGAGATCATTGACAATCTGTACTAAGTGTGCTACCCTAACTTTAAAGATACTACAAAGTATCTAGGATGATTCATAGAAGTTAAATACACTATATAAGTATTATTTAAGTAATATACTTATAAGTCTTTAAAGTGTGAAAGTTTGGACAATAAACCCATTGAAAGGATAATTTATTATGTCTATAGAACTGTTTGATGATGATGTTGACATGGACTTGGTACAGTATGAATGCTGGTATTGGTCTGTCATTGATAGCATGGCTGAATTAGTTATGAATAATGGTCGTGATAAGGTTATGTCTCATGTTGCTGAGGCAGTCTTGAACAAAGCTCATAGCGGTCACATAGCAGCTCAGGAAGACCCTTTCGCATGGTGATGGCTATCTTTGTCGCCATCGTAACTGTAATTAAATTGGTGCTTTCAAAATGACTATTGATGAAAATAAACCTTGGCCTTTCCCGTCACACTTTGGTGATGCCCATGAAGATGATAAGTTAAAGGCTGATTGTCTAGCCCTACTGCAGGATTTCACTGCCTTTCAGCTTCGAGGTGAAATCTACTATGGCTACCTCGATGTGAGAGCATTGAAGGTCATAGAAGAACTACGTAAGGACAGAGATAGTGAAACTAAACCTAGTACGTAAACCTAAGACTGAGTCTAAACTCATTAAGCATATTGCCTGTGATGCGTGTGGTAGTTCAGACGCTAACGGGCTGTATGATGACAATCACACATACTGCTTTTCATGCAACACTTACTACAATGAGATGGATGCTGATGAACTGTCAGTCATGCGAGATGCAGTAGCACCTAGAAAGCAAACAATGCTAGAGATTAAAGGTCAGATTAAATCAATACCTGACAGAGGTATTACCCAGCAAACCTGTGAGAAATATGGAGTTACACAAGAGAATGGACAACACTTTTATCCTTACACTGACGATGCCGGAACACCTGTTGCAGCAAAACTTAGACGAGTGGCAGACAAAACTTTCAGCATTCTTGGAACATTCACGAATGCTAGGCTTTTCGGACAGCAGCTCTTTCACGCTGGTGGCAAAGCAGTCACCATCACTGAAGGAGAGCTTGACGCTCTAGCAGCTTTTCAGATGAATGGTAGCCTCTACCCTGTGGTGTCAGTCAGAAACGGTGCACAGGCTGCTTTAAAGGACTGCAAGGCACAGTATGAGTGGCTTAACTCCTTCGATAGCATTGTCATCTGCTTTGATGCTGATGAGCCGGGTAAGAAAGCTTCAAAGGAAGTAGCTGAACTGTTCGGTCAGAAGGCTAAGATTGTGAAGCACTTGAGTGGCTACAAAGATGCCTGTGACTACCTGATTGCAGGTGCTACTAAAGAGTTTGTGAATGAGTGGTGGAGAGCTGAGGTGTACATCCCAGATGGCATCATCAATGCTGCATCACTGTGGGAAGAGGTGATTAAACCTGAGGCTAAGGCTGAGGCTATGTACCCTTGGAAGGGCTTGAACAAGCTCCTGTATGGTATGAGGCCATCGGAGTTAATCACAGTCACAGCAGGTAGTGGCTTGGGTAAGAGTCAATTCCTTCGAGAGATATTGTTCAATATACTGAACACTACCAAGTGGAATGTTGGAGGTTTATTCCTTGAAGAGTCCACTCGTAAGACTGCTAGAAGCATCATGTCGTTACACGCTAACAAGCTTCTGCACTTACCTGACACACCAACAACTGAGAAGGAACTTAAAGATGCTTTCGATGCAACACTTGGTACTAATCGTGTTTATCTCTTTGACCATTTCGGTAGCAGTGACGTTGACAACATTGCCAACAGAATCCGATACATGGCTAAAGCTTGCGATTGCAGGGTTATCTTTCTTGACCACATCAGTATTGTTATATCTGGTCAAGACAATGGAGATGAGCGTAAGGCTATTGATAACATGATGACGAAGCTTCGTACACTGGTGCAAGAGCTTGAGATTACATTGATCTGTGTCAGTCACCTTCGTAGACTGCAGGGGAATCAAGGGCATGAAGATGGAGGCAGTGTGTCACTGTCTCAGCTCAGAGGCTCAGGTGCTATTGCTCAGCTAAGTGATGCTGTGATTACCTTGGAGCGTAACAGCATGGCAGCAGATGACAATGAACGTCACATGACGAAGGTAGCTGTGGCTAAGAATCGTTACAATGGCTACACAGGCCCAGCTTGTGTGCTGAAGTATGACATGAACACTGGTCGCATGGTTGAGGTACAAGAGGAGGTATTATGAGAGACTCAGATGTACAACGAGAGATTGATAACATGACTGAAAAGAAGGCTAATCCTTTCAGTGTAGCTCAGGAGCAGTATGAGGCTCGGTGGGACTTAATCTTTGGTCGTGACAAGGGTGATAAAGAACGTGATGTAGAGTTTGACAAAGAGGCTGATAAGCTAGAAGAGGAGCAAGACAAATGAGTGCATGGTTAATCGCTGTAGTTGGAGTGGTCTACACTATCGTAGCTGTGGACTTACTCTACAAAGGGAATACTGGTCTGGGTATAGCCTTCATTGGCTATGCACTAGGTAACGTGGGTCTGTACATGGAGGCTGCAAAATGACACAAGATGAAATCATTGAGATGGCTAGACAGGTGGGGCTTGACCCAGACCTTTGGAATTACACCGATGCTTTTGAACGCTTTGCCAAACTGGTAGCAGAGCATGCGAAAGAGGAAGAGCGTGAGGCTTGTGCTTTGCTCTGTGAAGAACTTAAATATGATGGCTATGAAATGGTGAAAGATAATCCTGTATTGGCTAGAAAAATTAGAGCAAGGGGACAAGCATGAGTAAGTGGGTTAAGAACGTTAAGAATCAAGAGGAAGCTGATGCTATCATTGAAGCCCGTAAGGAAAGGAATAGGCTGAAACAACGAGCATGGGCTAAAGCCAACAGAGACAAGGCTAATGCTTACAGGAGAAGGGCTAAGGAACGTAAGAGGAATATATTACTAGTAACCGCAGCAGACCCTGTAAAGACTGCCTACCATACTGACTGGAAGGGTACACTGTATCATTGTCCTGAACTAACTTATAGAGGTAAGGTAACATGATTGACGTAGACACGATAGCTGGTAGAATGCTTGACTTGGAGACTAAGTACTATGAAATGCAGGATAAGTATCAGTTACTCATTCACCACTATGAAGACTTGAAAGCAGAATATGAAGCGTATCGTATTGGACATCGAGACAACCTTAGATCACAACACGATTTGGATGGTGGTAACTAAGGACATTGACAGTGGAGAAGTGAACGTATGGAAAGCAGCAGACAGCCTCGTGGAGTATTTAAAGGACGTTACATTGATAGTAGCCCACAACGGGATAAGCTTCGATTTCTCGATACTCAACAGGCTTTGGAGTACGAAGATTCGCTTGAACCAAGTGTTCGATACACTGATAGCCTCAAGACTGCTAGATCCCTCAGTAGAGAACGGTCACAGCTTAGACGCATGGGGCAACAGGATGGGGACAGTTAAGAAGGTAGACTACAAAAGGATATGGGAATGGTTAATGGAACGACGAGAGGAATACAAAGGTGAGTGCTTTAACATTCCTCACATGGCTCTTCTGGAGTATTATTGCATTAGGGACGTTGAGGTCACTGCTAATCTTTATACTCATCTTACTGATGAACTCAATAAGAAAGACTTTTCACAAGAAAGCCTTACTCTTGAGCATAAGGTAGCAGCTATCATCTCTGAACAGGAACGTCATGGATTCAACTC